AGAGAGATCATATTGTGTTTTCACAGAGCAGGAGACAAGCGTATCAATGGGCAAAGTGATTTCCAAGTTTTCTGATGCAGGTAACTATGTGCAGGATTTGGCTAAAGTAAAGCAGCTGTTTGCACCTACATTTGGGAAGGGGTGCGCACTCAGGAGAACGATCATAGGGAGGGCTGGTACCTCTATGCTTGTTGAGCTCAATGTGGATCATGCAGGATTGGGAATGTCATTTATACCAGATCGAAGTTTGTACTATCTGATACCTGTACCTCACCCTTCACAGGGCGTAGTATATTTGAAAGTTGAGAGGAGAGGACTTGACAGGGTACTGCAGACATTTAGAACTGTCGTTAATAGAAATGTAGAAGCAGCTAGGATTCAGCTTAGGCAAGCTAATGTGACGTATTCCGTTTCAGGGACGCAACTAACGCCAAGACTTGAGGTTTCGGCCACAGACTATGAGCTGCTATCCATTTGGATGGTAGCTTATTCATCCCTGATGGATGTGGTTGCTGTTACTGGGTCTGATGTGATAGAGTATAAGCACGGCTCTACTGTTACTAGGGGTAGACCCATGGCCATTGCCACATCTATTGTGGATACTGTTGTTGGCAAGCTCATTGGCAACACTAGTGAGACGAACCCTCAGTTTGGGAGTCAGAATAGTGTCAGGCAGTGGCTGCAAAAGTGCGAGGCTGATGGCAGATTCCTAACGCTTGAGCAAATATCTGAAAAGTCGTACGGTGACGTGTTTGGCAAGAACTTTGCTTTTAACACTAGCTGGAATTTTTTGAATTCTTGCTATGGGAAGTTAGGGATGAAGTATGCTGGCATCAATGACATACTCAGTTGGTGTCAAGATGCAACATCTAGTGTGTGGAGGAAGACATTTGATTGTGTATCAGTATTTGTAACCATATTAATAAAGATACAGGTAGTCACAGATGAAACGGTAGGGTTCTCTCTCGATTCTGCTGTTCATGCATGCAGAATACTAGGCATTG